GTTTATAATATCGCACCTTGCCGGTTATACCACTTATTGTAAATCTTCTAACTTTCATTAAACCTCAATTGAAAGTGAACATTGCCGTCTGCATCCATTCAGGCGTTGAGCCCAAAGGATCACAGTCGCGAGCGACAGGAGCGCAGTAAACCATTGCCGGCCACATCACCGCGTTATAGGCGATGCCAACAATGTTCAGCGCAGGAATAGCCTGGGCCAATAAGGTGCCGGAAAAGATACCGGCACCCAAATAGGCAGCAAGCAAGTGGGTTGCTATGAGCTTTTTCACAGCGCACCATTCTTGTGCTTAGTCTTACGAGTGTATTTCTTTTTATCACTCACCACTCGCATACGAAACGGTCCATTCGGATCCCGAACAATTTGTTTAAGTTTTGATGGTTTCTTTTTCATGTTTTCTTACCTTACAACTGAAATGAATTTACCAAACAACACCCATTAGAAAAAATACCGATATAATAATGAACAAAGGAAGAAAAAGTCCGTTAAACAGTTTTTTCATATGTACCATCCGGCCATATTATTAGAGTTTCAACTGAGTGTTTTCTAGCATAGTCATGAGTATACCATGTGCCGCCGTTGCTAGACCATTCACTTTGCCACGGAACCACAATAAGAAGATTCACACTATCGACTATGTTCCTATTTCTTTTAAAGTAAGAAAATTTTTCTCTACACTCGTCATAAGGAACATAAGCTCTTAATTCATCCTTCTCTGGAGGATGGCTAATAATCTTCATTCCTAGCTCTTTTGCTAAAAGAGCGGCCTCTGCATCAACTCCGACACAATCGCCGTGGTGAAATTCCGTATTACTCGTGTAATTATCCAGAATAGAGTGTAGTTTGTTAAACTGAGATTCAGTACATCCGCTTCTAGTACCAGTTATTCCAATCTTCACTTTAC